CCCTGAATAGCACCAAAGGCCCCGGCACTCGCAGCGCCACCACCAAATGTCTCGGCGTCTGGTCTTAACTTATTTTGAGTAAGAGGCTGTATCTCCTCTCGTACTTCTGTGCCGTCAAGGCGTGGGACTCTTGGCATCTATCCCCCTATGCTAACCCGGATCTGTCTCTGCCCGATGATCCAGCGGAGGTCCGTTTATTTGTTGTTTTGATTGCCTTTGGCTTTGTGTCGGCGGCGCCAAAAGCCTCGTAGGCTCTGGCTCCTGAGCCAAGGGCATTAATACCACCAGTTAGCAGCGCGGACGCAGCTCGAGATCTGCCAGTTATGCGACCAAGCTGTCCCTGGTCCCGTGCATTTCCAGCCTCGCTCCGAAGCCCAAAGGCCGAGCGAATAGCGTTTTTTCTAATCTGTGTGGCATCAATCTCTCCAAACTTGGCAGTCTCCTCTTGTAGGTCCAGAGCTGTCCCCGATCCAACATCAAGACCTTGAGCAGCAAGAGCGGCACGCTGGGATCCAATAACTCCTCTGACTTTTCGTCTGAACAAGCCAGCCTCTTTGCCGCCCTGCTGTTCAGTCCTCTCAGCCTGAGCCTCGAGCAGTCGAGCGTTCTGCTCGCCCTGTTGCTCGGCAAATCGGCCAGCCTCCCTTGCGGCACCAGCCTCAGCCTCTCCCTGTATGAGAGATGCTCCAGCTTGAGCAGCAAATAATCCTCCCATTGCACTCATTATCTACCCCCTAAAAGGAAACAATCCAGCTGGTGCAACGGCCAAAATAGCCATTGGCACAGGATCAACCTGTCTTATAAAAACTCTACCGTTAGAGTTCCACTCAGGCTTTATCCCTATGTCCACAACATCAGTGGCCAAGCTTACTGGCGAGTCGTAATTCTCGTCATCTCTTATTTTTAATTCATATAGATCCTCGAGCGGATCAACAGCGTCATCAGATGGTGGCTTGCCGCCAGTCCAGATGCCCCTGGTTTTTTCAACAAACAAGGAGACCTCACTCACTATTTTTTTCTTATCAGCGAGAGTCTCGCCCTGAGGTGTGTCTATATCTAGAGTCTCGATATCGCATATAAATGGGAGGCCAACATGTATTTTTACATAGTGCTTGGCGAGCGCAGCAACCCCGTTGGTGACAGTGATGATGTCGTGGGACGCATTGTTAGGGCTCGCAACAACAAAGCCGTCACCGAGCACTGAAACATTTTGACCCTCAATGTGCCACAGTCCGACAACAGTATCCACAGCGTAACCCCATGAGGTGGCTGCCAAACCCTGCATTGCAGCTGGCACAGTCTTGTGAGGTCTGCCCGTCACGACAGTTGTGGATGAGTAAGCATCAATAGTAAATCGGATAATCGTCCCGTCAGATCCTACCATGTGGATCTGATTTCCAACATATCCAGTGGTAAATGTTCCAGCCGATGCAGTCAGAGTCAGCGACTCGTTGTAGGCCCAAGTTGTCCCACCAGATAATGTCATGGTGGTTGATCCCGAGTGCGTGCCATCATATGACAGCGAGGAGTCCATAAACTTGTTGTCCTCAGCTGTGGTGGTGTCAACCTGTCTGGAGTTAAATCTCTCGATGTACCTAGTCGTGCGGCCATTGATGGTCCGCTTGATTACAAGATACAAAGAGTCCTCTGTCCCCTCGGGAACCGAGACAACATTCTCAACGGTGCCGCCCTCAAAGTCATGTCTATGCCAAGCAAACATCTCGTGCTCTCGGACATAGGTAAGGCCAAGCAGAGCCCCGTCATCCCTAACAACCCACACAATAGAGTGCGGGATCTGCTGGAAAGCCCAGTCTGTCAGAGTAAAGTTATCAAACAAATGAGCTGAGAAAATTGTGAGATCCTGCCCCTTGAAACTCTGTGAGCTGTCGTTAAAAAGCAAATCCTTAACAACGGATCCTCTGGCCTGGACATATAGAGCATTACCGCCGACCACCAGTGGTGGCAGGCTGTTGGATCCATTATATCCATATTGTTTTGGGTTTAGATCTGTAGGAGTTATGATGCCGGATGGCCCACCCTCCATGGCCCACTCGCCACCCGATGTGAAAATTAAGAGCTGCCCAAGGTCAATCATATTTCTGACAGCGTTTACCTGGCGGCCAGCAAGGATAAATCTAAATGAGTCATCATCCTGGATGGGAGATCTTGAGGTAAAGTTTCTAAAGTTTCCAATTCTAGATGCCCAGACTTTCTCTGGATCGTTTGTTGTGTTAGCAAAAAAGCGGCGCTGTTGAGCATATGTAACAGCTGCTGGATAGTTACCGGAAACATCAAATGGATCGCTGGCCTCGGACGGTGTGTCAGACCCATCGGGATCAGCACCAATGTCTGAGAATGTTGTATTTTTTGCGATGCCAAGGAAACCATAAACACCCGAGTCAAAAACCTCTTTATAGACGTTGTACTCCTTGGCGCCAGCAACAGCCGACCAGCTTATGGTTGCCTTGTTTACAGTGGTCAGTGCCGCCGTTTTAAAGGATAGGCCGTGCTCAGCTATATCGCCGCCAGTTGTGTAGGCCGTGAACCCAGTAGAGTCGAGGTCCTCACCAGAAATATTTTTTAGTTCAAATGTCGTGGCTGTCAAAGGGAAGGCCTTATATAAACCATCTGTTATCTCAACCATGCCCCCTACGCCGGAAATATTGATCGGATGGTCTACGGCATTGGCTGTTGGAAATCCGTGAGCTCCGGTTGTCGTAACAATCGCAGGGTTGGCCTGAGTGATTGCCGAGATAGTAGACTCAAAACCCGTGCCAATCAGCGACTCCTCACCAGTTGTCTCATCAACAGCCGTGACTGCCCATCTGTTTATGACAGCAGTTCCAGTCGTTGCAGTTGTTGACATATTTGTCGGCTGCCCTATTTCTGCAGCAAACGCAATGGCGTCCAGGCTCCAAATTATATCACCAGTCCGGGACAAGTCCCGCGGAGCATATGAGGGGTGCGCTATTGTTATTACATCAGCAGATTGCACATGCTGCAGGTCCATTAAGTCAGCCTCAACATAAGGAGTTACAATCTCATAAACCTTGCTGCAAATACCCGCGGAGCTGTAAGCCGTAAACCCAGTAGAGTCTATATCTACGCTCGCCAAGCTTTGCAGCTCATATGTTGTGCCCGTTACGTTGGCCACTTTAAAATTTCTACCGTTAACCTGAGACATCCCAACAACGTCAGCGATCTGCACCTCGTCGCCGTTAGAATATCCATGAGCTCCTGACGTTGTAACAACAGCTGGATCCGCCTGGGTTATACCTGTTATAACCACAGACGCCTCAACCTGCTGCACGCCGTCTTTTATGACCCGCATATACAGGTCGCCAAATTCCAAAACATAAGTTTGGTCTGAATTAAAAACAAAAGGGATCAGCCTAACAACCTTGGTGGAGTCGCTGACCTCCTGGACAAACTGAGTGCCCGGTCTATTTTGTGCCCCACCATGTCTCATCACCGCCATATTTCTGCAGGTCCTAAGACCGCTGGCGTACTTAGCCGTGTCAACACGAGCATATAAGCTCGGCGCCACCTCTCCACCACTAAATGATCTCTGTATGAGCGTTGACATTAATTACCCCAGTAAGGTGTCGTTTTTTTCTTTCATCTCATTTTCTTTTGCAACCTGCCCAAGCGAGTCGTTGCTGCGTACCTGCAGGGCCATGTCTGTGATTTGTAATGACATACATTTATCACGGCCACCGCTCTCGTTTCGATCAAGTGAAACCTCGACAACCTCAACAACCGCGTGCAGACCCATGGTCTGACCAACCTCTGGCATTTTTTCGAGATCCATTTTCTCCATAATCTTTGGGTCAAGGCGTAGCCTCAATCCATATGGAAACTCGTGGCTGTCATTATTTGCCAGCAGCGCCTCTGTTGATGTGCTGTCCGACATCTTTTCTACCTTCATGCTTTTCATTGCGAAGTCATTCATATTAATCCCTTATCCTTTCGAGCTCTGACCGCTTTTCTGGATACGGTTGCTCCTCGTTAAAACTCTGGGCCGATGCCTCTGCAATCTCAAGCTTATAAGCCTGCATTGCCTTCTGTGTTAAGTTAAATGGATCTCCACCTGTTACGGTCGGAGCTATGTAAGCAGCCAGCCGCCAAGATAACGCCATGACAAAATCTGGCGGGTAAACCGTTGGGTCATCAATTCGAGCTGTATATTCAGCAGTGGCCTCGGATTGATTTGAAAATATCGCGGTCCCGCTGGGACCTTGGACAATCCTATATGGAGAGCGTTGAACAGTGTCCTCGGTTACATATGGCTGGCCAACACGATAGTTAGCGGCCACGTTTCCAATCAGGATCCTACGCATCTTTAAGCAATCGCTCGGATATGAATATGAGTACCCCCACTCAACGGTGGGATTTGACTCAATCAAAGATAGATCTCTAAACTTTGTAGCAAAGGGCCACTCAAAATCTCTGAGTACGGCGTCCTTGGCTGTCTCGTAAAAACGATTACAGACAGCTGCTGTCTCAGTTTTCTCAGTGGCGATGTTAGCAATCTCCTTGCCAACACCAATATGTCCCAACGCTAAATTACAGATCTCAGTCTTTGAGGCCATTAGGTAAACCTGCCAACGCAGATAACGCTAACGGCGGCGCCTGTTGTTACTCGCCAGTCAGTTACAGCTTTCATCCAGAGCTCTATAACTACTGGTGTAAGGTCCGCAACCGAAGTCACGCCGCCCGTGAATACAACAATATTAGATCCGGCCCCATCCTGAATAGAAACCTCGCCCGGTGATGTGGACGCTGGCAAAACAATCATGCGGGCCAATACGTTTTTTTCGCCGCCCGATGGCCCGAGCACCTGATCGGTCTGACTTGCCGCAACCGTTTCATAATCACTAAATCGATCCATTATCTACCCCTTTGTTTTAAATAACATCATCATCAAGGTCATAAGATTTGGCAGACGCCTCATCCTTAGCCTCAACTTTTTTAGCTGCTTTTTTCTT